AGTCAGATACTCCAAATGAGTATCTTTCTCTAGCTTTGTATCTTACGTTTCCAGTATCGAAGTCACCTTCCATAGCTGTTTTGATAGGTGATCTATCAAAGTACTTCATTCCATTAGGTATATCTGTAATGATGTAGAACGCATCTGTATCTGTGATGTAATTGTTCACTCTGTAACCTTGAGGAACCATTCCCATAGAAACGATTGCATTGATATCATTATCAGCTGTTCCTGTTCTACCTTGAGATTTCATCAATCTCTCAGCAGTGAATTGAAGTTCGCTAGGTACAATCATTTTCACGCCTCTTGCAGCAATTTTAAGACCTCTTTCGTCTGTCATTGCAGCAATATCGATTAAAGATTGCTCTAGTGAAGTTTCGTTTAAGTCAGCTTGAGTAGCCAATGTGTTCGCAACATTACCCGCTATTGTTGGGTGAGCTGTATTGAACAATGAAACACCGTCACCAGAAGTGAATGTAGCAGTTGAAGGTAAACCATTGATTAATGGGTTAACAGCTTTAACTTGCTTAGTGTTTGACATTGATCTAGCTAATGCTTTTGTATATCTAGACGCAAGTCTATCATACAAATTGTCTTCGATCGCCTCTTCAGTTATTGCGAAAGCAAGAGCCACAGTTTCGTGTGTGTATCTCGCAGTGTAAGTCTCTTGAGCATTGTCAAAAGCTATTCCACTTCCTTCCGGTTTAACTTGAGCTTGAGCGAAGCCAGATAACATAACTTCTTCTTCAAACGCTCTGTCTGATGATTCTGAAGTGTATATTTCAGCATGCTGATTTTCGTATCTTTTATATTCCAGGCCGAATAGTGCATTCAATCCTGGCTCTAGTTCTTTAACTAGTTGTCCTCTTGATATAGCCATAATTATTCTCCTATTCTCCTATTATACGCCATTTACGTTCATATCTAACTCATGCTCGTTGATTCTAACGATCCAATTTACGTTAGCTGCGCCAACGGTATTGTTTGATGGATCTCTAGATACGCCGAGAATTTGTAAAGTTGCAGAAGAGCCAGCAGCTAATGTGCTGTCATTCAATTCAACTTTTGATACAAAGTCCGGTGAACTTCCTGCTGCATAAACGATATCTGCAACGTTGAAGATATCAGTTGTAGCGGAAGCCCCCGCATTATTAGATTGTATCTCAAACCTTTCATAAGGGTCATCAGAAATGAAACCAACAATGTCTGTTGCAGTGTTAGAAGCATTTAGGTGATTCGCATATGTAGGCTTGCTTGTGTTAGCATCAGTAAAGAAGATACCAGTGAGTGCTCCTGTTATAGCTCCGCCTGCGCCTGCTACTACTATTGTACCTGTGTTTGCCATTTTCACAGCATCACCTTGGTAAATAGCTGTTGCATTAGCTGCAATGCTATATTCGGATAAACCTTGGTTGTCTCTATTCTGGCCAACTTTGCCGATCGGTCTTAAACCGAAAGGTGCGTCTTGGTTAGTTGCCATATTGTTTCTCCTTTTGCAAAACCACTCAACGTAGTTTTGCGGTTAATGTTAATTCGTTGGGTAGGAATCGTTAAAAAATTAACTTTTCTTTGAACCACCGAAAGTTACACGAGTCTGTCTATCAACATTGATAGGCATACTTGGATGCTCTTCCTTCATAAGATCGTTATCTGATGCTTTGACCTTTTCTTGATGCTGATTAGCATAATACTCTTGTCTTTGTTGCGCGATCTCATCAGGTACTCTAGCGAGCACTAGGCCGCCTACTCCGATTACTCCCTTGTATTTGCCATCGTCCACAGTTGGAAAATCTGAGTCAGGGTATTCATCCGATCTAACTAATTCATAACCAGATCTTAATCTGCCTTGAATATTTTTAGAATCATTGAATCCTAATGACTCGGCTCTTAACCATCTGTGCCTAAATCCTGTCGGCGCAGGGGGTGCATCTAAAGATGACGGTGGAGTCCAAACTTTTTTTCGAGATTCTTTATCTCTAGTCTGACTCGCACGGGAAGTTTTCTTTTCTGTTATTTTATTCATATGCTTATACCTCCTTCGTGATTTTTAATTGTTTCGCATACTCTTCAAGTGGCACACCTAATTTTTTAGCGATTGATACCTGTGATGATGTGAGTCTCACAGTTCTGCGACCTGATTTTGTACTTCGCTTCGCTGAAGCTACTGTTTGTACTGGCTTGGTCGTTGTATTTTCAGCCGTATCGCTATTATTACCAAATTTATGAGGAAATGCAACTCTTATTCTTTTGTCTATTTCCTTATAATATTCATCACTTGATGTGTCATAACCTTCTTCTTCAGTAAGCTTCTTATGCAAATCCATAGCGGTGTATGTCATCGCATTATCACTTCCAAACCAAGAGTTTTTCTCAGCCCATGATTCTGCTCTAGGATCAGGA